TCAAGCGATCGCACCTTCGACGGTGATCAAGAACTTCCCCGTCCCGAACGCCGCCGGCGCCTGCCCGACACCGACGCCGATGGTGTCGAGCTGCGGCGTGCCCCACACGGTCTCCCCGGGGGCATTGAGATCCCAGCCGGAGCTGCCGCCGCGGGAGATGACAGCGACGCGGTTGGTTGTCGTGGCGGTACCCGAGGCGTTGACGGTCGCGAGCAGATAGGTCTTGCCGGCCTCGAGCAGCACGGCCGCGGCGAACGGAAAGCGGTAGCCCTTCAGCTCCAGCGAGCTGCTGGCGACCGTTGCACTGGTGCCGAGCACAGCCGTGACCGTGTCCGCTGCCGTGATGCCCGAGACCTCGGCGATCTGGGCGTAGTGGTCCTCGCCGTTGCTGGCGGCGTCGATATTGGCACGAATGTGGCTTACCAGGAGCGCCTGGTCGGGCACGAAGAGCAGGCCCTTGGTGGCGTAGGCAGAGGTCGAGCCGGAGCCGAAGGTGCCGGTGGCACCAGCGACAAAGCCGCTGCTGCTGCCGCCACCGCCGCCAGTGACCGGCAGCGTGGCGAGGCTGGTGATCCGCCCCTGGGCGTCGACGGTGATTCGAGGCACGTTGCCGCCGTCGCCGTAGCTGCCGGGGGTGACGCCCGTGGCGCCCAGCGCCGCTTCGATCGGCAGGACGTCGATTCCGGTGGCATAGACGAGCAGCTTCTGGCCGGCGCCCACAGGCACCGTGGCACCGCCGCCGGGACCGCTGACGGTCACCGCCTCGCCGGTCGTGTTCTGCAGGTAAAGAAACTTGCGGACGGCCGGCAGCTGCAGGGTGACGGGCGACGCCGGCGTGCCCGTCAGCACCACCGCCGCATGCCGGCGCATGTCACTGTCGCCCATGGTAATCGTTCCACCGGCCGTGACGTCGATCTCGAGCGCCGCGGTTATCGCGAGATCGAGCGCGTCGATGGCGTCGTTGATCGTCACCTCCTTCTGATTCTGGGCGGCAGCAATATGTGTGATGGCGAGATTGGGGCTGGGCATCAGATGATCTCCAGGGTGACGGTGCGCGGGAAGCCACGGCCCACGGTTGCGCTGAGCTGATAGACGGCAATAGAGAGCATCTCCGGCACGGCGCCGAAGTCGGCGAGGATGCCGGCATTGGCGTAGATGACATTGGGCGTGGAACTGGAGAGCGTGCGCCTTACCGCACCACCGGGACCGTCGAGAATGTCGACCTCGTAGGCTTCGCTCGCCTCGCCGAGCGGCACCGTACCGGTGCCGTCCTTGAGCTCCCCGCCGATCCGGGTTCGGCGCACCCAGGACAGGCTGATGGCGGCTGGGCTTCCGGTCAGCGTGGCCTGCACATTCCAGGGCGCATAGGGCTTCAGATCCCGGCCGATGCGGCTCTGGGTCAGGGTCTCGGCATCCTCGAACAGCGTGCCGAAGCCGATGGCCCGCCAGGAGCGAGCGAGGCCTAGCTCACCGAGCGGCACCAGCAGCGTCTCGACCGTGTCGGCATCGAGCAGGACGAACAGCTCGCCGGACTGGTGGCCGTCGACGAAGACGTCGGTGCCGCGCCGGCCCCTGAGCAGGCCCTGAAGCGTGTATGAGCCGTCTGGGTTGAGGGTGACATCCCGGAACTGGATAATCTCGGGCTCGCCATTGGCCTTGAGGACCAGCGCCGCGTTGGCGCCGTCGAGCATGGCCTCCTGGGTGACGCTCTCCAGCCGCTCGCCACCGGTCGTCATGAACACCGAGAGGCTGTTCACCTCGTCGGTGGCGAAGGGCGATGTCGGGCTGCCGAGGGCGTTGGCCGTGGCACCCCAGGCCGCCTCGCTCAAGCCGCGTCCGACCTGGGACCAGGCGGTGCCATCGGCGCTGCGGTAGAGGGCGGCACCTGGCCAGCCAGGTCCGCCGAAGCCGCCCATCAGGTAGTAGAGCCGCGTTCCCGTACCGCCGGCATCGTCGGTGTCGCGCAGCAGCGGCAGGTCGGCGAGGATCAGCCGTGTCGCTGCGAGCGCGGCGATGACCTGCACCGGCTTGCCCGAGCCCCCGTCCGCCTCGACCGAGGAGAAGTAGGTGGCGGCCGTCTCCGACACCCCCTTCAGCGCCAGCGAGAAATCCGCGCCGACGTCCAGGCGCGTGATCCGCGTGCGGAACGTCGAGCCGGTGGGGAACACCACGTCCACGACATCGGTCGGGTCGAGGCGCAGCCAGTCGGGCGGCAGTGCTGCCTCATAGGCGCTGCGCTCGACCCAGGCGCTGTAGAGCGTCTTGGCGGCGATGCGCTTGGCCGTGGTGGCGTCGATGGCGAGCGCCAGCTCGAGGCTCGTCTGCTGGCGCGAGTGCATGGTCGGAAGTGGCAGTGAGGCGCGCTTCGCGCTCTGCGTGCCCTGCTGGTAGTCGGCGTTCCGATCCATGTAGACGGTGCTGACCCGCTCGGGCAGCTCGACCTCCTGCGTGCGGCGCTCGCGCCAGGCCTCACCCGTCCGCTCGTCCAACGGAATCAGCGACTGCGCATCGATGGTCGCCACGGGCGCCCTGCCCCGCGCGCGAAAGCGCAACACGTCGTCGCTCTCGGCGGCGTCGAAGAAGTAGGCCCGGGCGAGCAACTCGACAGCACCGCGAACGGTGCTCTGCCGGCCGATGACGTAGCCCGGCACGGCGGGCGTCAGATCGGCGACGTCGATATCCGCGAGGCCGAGACCGGCGCGGGCGCAGAGATCGGCGACGATCCCCGACAACGCCTCGCCTTCGCCGCCACCACGATTGAGGAAGAGCTTCGCCCAGCCACTGCTGCCATGAACCAGGTGCGTGTCGGTGACGGCGTCGTAGACCTGCGCCCCGGTCTCATTGACGCCGCCCAGCCACGCCTCGTCGAGGACCAGCTCGCCTGTGGCGGTGTCGAGCTGGACGACCCGCGTGCCCCGCATCAAGGTCCAGCGCTGGCCGAGCAGGCGGCTCTGCCCGACATACGGGCCTTCATAGTTGATCTGGAACGGCACCACGGTCTGCCAGACGATGCCGGCATCGGCGCGCCACTTCAGCGTGTAGACGCTGCCAGCAATACCGGCGTTCGAGAGCGTCACCTGAAAGACGACGCTGTCGTCGGTGGCGTCGTAGGTGAGCCCACCGGCGTCACGGTAGAAGCCGGCGGCACCGCTCTCGATGTCCGCCGGCGCGAAAGTCGCGACCTTCTCGAAGGTGACGCCTAGAGACTGGCCAGTGACGTCATCGTAGCGAGCGGTGGGCGCGACCCTGAGGCGATAGAGGCCGAGGCTGCCGTGGCTCGTGCTGGTGCCGCTGCCGAGCAGCCAGCCCTCGCCGAAGCCTTGGCCGGCTGCCCCGCCGACGACCCCACGCACCCGGGGCTCCGTCACCGTCTGGTTGGCGCCCCAGACGTAGCTCATCGTGTCGGCGCGCAGGAGACCGACATCGTCGAAGATCGACCCCGTGAGCAGGAAATCCACTCGACCGGTAGAGCCGTAGGCCGACACCATGCCGAGCCAGCCGAGCAGCACCGAACTGGTCGTGGTGTTGCTGAGCCAGGAGCTCGGTTCCCCGAACCGGGCCACCTCCTTCAGCGCGTTCGGCTCGATGCGCAGGATGGGACGCGAATTGCCTTGCCCCGCGTTCAGGTAGAGATGACCGTCATCGCCGCAGAAGAGGCTGCCTGGGTAGTTGTTCGGCCAAACGCTGGTGATGTCGCTCATCCGCGCCTGACGATCCTCCTGCATGGTGCGCAGGTCGAAGCGGCGGATGCCACCTTTAGCGGGATCGGCGTCACTGCGGCGGAAGTAGCCGTAGCCACGGTGCCAATCGACGGCCAGGTCGTCGAACTGGTAGCTGCTGAAATACCCGCCCTCATCCGTCGTGATGAGATCGAGCAGCTGGTAGGGCTGCTGCGTCGCGCGGTGGAAGGTGATCTCGGCGGTGATGTTCGGGACCCGGTTGCCGAAGTCGGCGAGCGGCAGGTCCTCGAAGACCAGATAGCAGAGCCCGCGATGCGCCGGTGCTCGCCCCTCGCCGACATGCGCCTCGATCAGCGGATCGGCGAGCTGGGTCTCGGAGCCCGGGTGGAAGCGGAACCTGAGGTTCGGTCTGGCGACGTCGGGGCTGGTCCCGGTCTTGTCGTAGATCAGCTTGCCGTCGGCCCAGAGCTTGAGCACGTCCTCGGCGGGCCCCTCGGCAAATGCGATGGCGAAGGAAGCGGTGTAGGCATAGCTCACCGCGGTCTGGCTCGCTCCACCGCCACCCTTGCCGCCGGCACTGCTGCGCGCCACGTTGCGCTGCTCGGTGATCCCCGACGACCAGATCATGTTGCCGGCGAGGCGCAGCGTGCCGTAGGCGATGGCGATCGGCGCACCATAGGCCGAGGAGGTGACGGTGAGATCGCCGAGCCTGGGCCCCTCGGTCTGGGTGTCAGAGCCATCGCTCGGAAAGAGCACAGCCCCGAGCGCCGACCCAGCCAACCAGCCCACGCCTGGGCCCACACCAATAGCCGTGCCCAGCGCGGCACCGCCGGCGGCAACCAATATCGCCATCGCAAGATCTCAGGTGCTGGAAGTCAGGAACGGAAGCGGAAGGCGAACTTGACCCTGGCCGGCCACTCGCCGGCATACGGCTCCTCGATCACCTTACGGCGCAGCGCATGGGCGTGGAGCAGATGCGGCTGCTCGTGCTTGATGGTGAGAAAGCCGCAATGGCAGGGATAGGCGGCATCGGCGAAGACCAGGACGTCGCCGGCCACCGCCTCGAGCAGCGGGATGGGGTTCATGCAGGCGCGGAAGTGCTGGACGAAGCCCTGGCCTTGCGGTCGGCGACTGTAGGCGGTCGTATCGTAGTCGCTTAGGCCCAGAGCACGGCCGACCAGCACGACCAGCCCGGCGCAGTCGATGCCCCGGCGGGTGCGGCCTTGATGCCGCCAGGGCACGCCGAGCCAGGAGCGCGCAGCTACAACGATTTGCTCGGCCTCAACGCGCATCAGGGTAGCTCATCAACGCGTCCTGGCCCGGCACGTAGGGCTCGCCCCTGAAGTTCAGGACGTTGGCGAAGCGGTCGATGCAGGTGGCGAGGCGCTTGTCGCAGCCGGGATGGATGCGAAAGGCATCACCGATCTCTATGGCGTAGCCCATCGGCAGGAAGAGCTCGATCAGGCTCGTCGCCTGCGTCCAGGCCTTGACCTCGATCGAACGGCCTGTGTTGGCACCGGTCTCCCAGGTAAGCACGCCACCGGCGAACCAGCTGTCGACGGCGCGCGGCTCGTCGATCGCGGCGGTGAAGCTGGTCCGGTCGACGACGCCAACGACACTACCCGTTCGACTCCAGGCCTCCAGCGCCTCGAACACGGCAGTGCCATCCATGGTCTGCTGGTCGACGGTGGTGTCGTAGGCGGGCTGAACGGGGGCGGTCGTCCCAGCGACAACACAGCGATAGATGCGGTTCTCGAAGCCCGCCGCGGTCGGCAGCGATGCCGTCGTGTCGGTAACGACGGTCGAGATGGCATCGAACGCGGCGTTTGACTGGCTGCCGGTGACGAGCTGATGCAGCAACCGAATGCGCAAGACCCGCGTGTCCGAGGGAAACTGGGCCTGCGAGACGCCGCGTTGCACCCAGCTGTCCTCCGGCACGATGACCTCGAAGCCGGTATCGAGGATGATGGACAGAACGTTGGTCGAGGCGTCCAGGGCCTCGACGACGACGCGCCCCAGATCGTCAGGGAAAGAGTTCGCCCGGCTCAGCGTCAGGTCCAGCCGATAGGCGTCGGCATCGATCTGTGCGGGATCGAGACCACTCGAGACAAGGTCGATCGACTGCGCCAGTTCGCCCGATGCCGAGCTGCCGCCTTCGAGGTAGAAGCCACCGGCCACCGGCGACAGCGCGCCGTTGCTCGCGTCATGCACATCCCAGTCGCCGGAGACCAAGGTCCAGCCGGTCGGCGTGAAGCCGGAACCGTCACCAGCACCATCAGCTTCGAACCCGCCGTTGCCGATCGGCAAGGGGAAGCTGGTCAGCGTGCCGGTCGTCCGCACCCGAACGATTTCTCCCAAACCATAGGCCGTCGCTCGCGCGATCTCGGGCGGCTGGATCGGCACCCGGCAGCGCTGGTCGCCGAGATCGGCGCGGCATTCCGGGCTATAGAGCTCGCCGATCCGCTGCTGCAGCACCTGGGTCAGGCCACGAAGCTCGGTACGGAACACGCCCTGTTCGGTCAGCACCACCTCGCCAAACCAGCCGCGGCGCAGCCGCAGGACACCCATCGAGGGATCGGCCCAGTTGACCAGGAAGATCCGCACCTCGGCCTGGTCGAAGAGCCCGGCCCTTAGCTCTTCCTCGGTGACGGCCGCGCTGTCGAACACGCCCTCGACGTCGAGATTGTCGACGCCCATGCCGGCATCGTTGGCAATGGCAGTGCGCGAGTAGGCGCCGCTCGCCTGGTAGATCTTGCCGTCGACCGCGAGATCCCGGTCGTGATCGGTGAAGCGGAACACCGTGCCGTCCGTCCGGGTGATCCGCCAGCAGGTGGCGAGCGTGGTCACCTCGCCGGCGACATGGGTCGCGAGTGCCGTCGAGACCGCCTTCACGGTCGGATCTCCACCACCGGGATCTGCCCCCAGGTGCCGAGCTGGTAGGTCTCGATGGTGACGTCCATCTGGTCGCTGTCGAAGCGCACCGGGACGTCGAAGCCGAAGTCGGCGGTGACCTGGACGCCTGCGGCCGGGGCGATGCCGAAGGTAACGAGACCCGTGGTCGTGTCGACGCTCCAGCCCGATGTCGCCTCGACGCCGTCGCGATAGACCTTCACCGTGCCGGCAACGGGCTTGGTGATCTCCCGGCTCTCGACCACCCCGCCGCTCGGGTAGTGCTTGACCAGCTGGAAGGTCTTGGCGCTGCCGTCGCCCACCCCGAGGCTCTGTGCCAGGGCCTGATGGTCGTTCCAATCCTTGAAGCGGAAGCCGTAGGCACGGCCGCGGCGCGCCCGGAAGAAGGCGATCAGCTCGGCTACCTGCTCCCGCTTCTTCAGCCCGTGCGCCACGTTCCAGCGCCCGCGTGCCATCGCCCAGTTGGCATTGCGCCGCTCGTGGCCCGAGACGGTCGTCACCACCGTGGTCGAGTAGCCGGGGCCACCCGAGGCGCCGTAGGAGATGTCGGGCGGGAACTGCACCTCGTGAAAGCCGGTCATCGCGTCCTGCACTGATTGCCGAGGGTGAGCGCGAACCGACGCCTTGCCGCCGTCAGGGCGATGCCGGGTCGCTTGTTCTTTTTATGTTCTCGTCTAGTCTCGGGCCATGCGACCCTGGACGAAAGACGATGAGCTACGCTTCGCCATCGCCTATGCGCTGCGCCGAATGCGGCCGCTGCTGCGGCGCATCGTGCTCGAGACGCATCCGGACGAGCACACCGATCCGGCCAACGCGGCGGCCGACAAGATCATCGAGCATCTGCGGCTGTGCGGCTATCGGGTGAGCCGCGACAAGGACGAGCGATAGCACCAGGCTGGCGGCGCCGATCGGAAACTTGGGATCGGCCCGGTGCCACCCACATACTTCATGCCGGCCGGCGCGTCGCCGGGCAGGACACACTATCCAAGGACGCCGATGATCCCCTACTCGGTTCTCGACCTCGCACCTATTCCGGAAGGCGGATCGGCGGGTGACGCGCTGCGCAACACGGCCGATCTGGCCCGGCATGCGGAGCGCTGGGGCTACCATCGCTTCTGGCTCGCCGAGCACCACAACATGCCCGGAATCGCCAGTGCCGCCACCGCCATCCTGATCGGTCATGTGGCCGCGCAAACGTCGCGCCTTCGGGTCGGCGCCGGCGGCATCATGCTGCCGAACCACGCGCCACTCGTGATCGCCGAGCAGTTCGGCACGCTGGCGACGCTCTTTCCCGGGCGGATCGATCTCGGGCTCGGTCGGGCACCGGGGACGGACATGACGACCGCCCGAGCACTCCGCCACCACCTCGATGCCGGCGACAGCTTCCCGAACGACGTGCTCGAGCTGATCGGCTTTCTCGGCGACCCACAACCGGGCCAGACGGTTCGGGCCATTCCAGGGACCGGGACACGAGTGCCGGTCTGGATCCTCGGCTCTAGCCTCTATGGCGCGCAACTCGCGGCACATCTCGGCCTGCCTTACGCCTTCGCCTCGCACTTCGCGCCCGCAGCGCTCGATCAGGCGATTGCGGTCTACCGCCAGACGTTCCAGCCCTCGGCACAGCTCGATCGGCCGCACTTCATGCTGGCCATCAACGTCTTTGCGGCGGCCACCGACGCCGAGGGAGCTTATCTTCGCACTTCGATGCTGCAGGCCTTCGCCAATCTCAGGAGCGGACGGCCCGGCCCATTGCCGCGGCCGGTGGCTGACCTGGAGCACCATGTCGACCCGATGGCTTTGGCTTCGGCCGAGCAGGCGCTCACCGTCTCGCTAACGGGCTCTCCCGAGACCGTGCGCCAGGACCTCATGCGCCTCCTCAGCCGATACGAGCCAGATGAGGTCATCCTGACCGGACAGATCCACGACCACGCTGCCCGCCTGCGATCGTTCGAGATCGCGGCCGAAATCCTCGGCTCGCTGGAGCACGACGCCGCTGCCATGCCGTCCCGAACCTCTTCGACAATGGCGTCGCATCACCACTGACCGTTCTGGTCTCGTCACAGATTCCTTCGCGCCCGCTCTATCGCCCGGGCGGCATCGGCAGCGATCTGCCCTTGGCTCTGCCGGAAGCCGTTCGTATCCGGCGTCGTGATGTTCATCACCACCGTGACCGGCGGTCGTGTCTCGCGGGCCGAGCCGATTCCGGCGACCTGGGCGCGGGAGAGGACCAGCTCGCCGCGCTGCAGGATGGCCGGCACCTCGTCGGGGCGGAGCCCGGCCATGCCACCGGCATGGAGACGTGGGGCGTCGGCGAAGGCCATGGCCGGCACCAGCCGTTGCGGGGCTGGGGCACCGACGAGCCCGCCGGCATGGAAGACGCCCGAGAGCATGCCGGCCTCGCCGCCACCGCCGAACAGGCCGCCGAAGAGCCCGCCGCCGGCCCCCATGCCACCGAGCGCGCCGGCGATCGGCCCGAGGATCGCCGAGCGGATGGCGATCCGGGTCAGGTCGGCCATGATGCTGTCGGCCAGGCCCTGGAAGTCGAGCTTGCCGCCGGCCACGAAGCCGGCGAGCGCGTCCTCGGCGCTGCGGAAGGCGCCGCCGAGCGCGGCGCCGAGCCCCTGGCCCCAGTTGACCGCGTCGTCGGCATAGCGGGCAAGCTCGTCGCGGACGGCGGCCCAGCCGGCCGCCGCCTGATCGGCCGCGTCCGCGATCGACCGGCCGGCCGTGCCCGCCGCCGCCGCGGCACCGGCCGCCGATCCTGCCGAGCCCTCGGCCGCACCTCCAGTGCCACCGCCGCCTGCGCCGGCGCCTGAACCACCGACAGCCGCGAAGGCCTCGTCCAGGCGTTCCGCCGCCACGGCAGCGTTGTCGATCTCGGTGGATGCCCCCGCCATCGCCGCGCGCAGCGCCGCCACCGAGGCGAGCGGTGCCCCAGCCAGCGCGCTCGTCGTCTCTGCCGTAGTCCGGGCATTCTCGGCAGCCCGGCGCGCCTGGTCCGCGAAGGCTCTGAAGCTGAGATCGGGGGCCCTGAACGCATCCGTCGCGAAGGCGGCAGCGAAGGCCTCCCGTGCCGAGGCACCGGCGCGGTCCGCCGCCCCGGCGAGCTGGTTCTCGACCCGGCCGAGATCGATCTCGGGCACGAGCGTGATCGTCCGCTCGAGGCCGATCGCCGCCAGACCGGCATTGACGCCGTCGAGCAGCCGGTTCAGGCCACCCACGGCACCGTTGAGCATCGCCTCGAGCCCGGCGATCAGCGCATTCGCCGCCTGGATCGTCAGATCGCCGATCGCCGTCGGCAGTACTCCCCAGATCGCCAGCATGGCGTCGAAGGCGCCCTGGAAGGTGTTGATCGCCTCGTTGCCGAAGCCGACGACGGCCTCGAGGCTGGCCTGCAACGCATCGGTGACGCTCGCCTGGATGCCGAGCCAGGCAGCGGCGAGCCGGTCCTTCAGCACCTCGGCCATAAGGCCGATTCGCTCCCAGACCTCGCGGGCAACATTGCCGAGCAGCGTCAGCGCCGCGCCGAAGCCACCGGTGGCCTGCACCAGGCTGCCCAACTGGTAGATCAGCTCGCCAGCCGCAACCGCCAGCGCCCCGATCCCGGTGCGGATCAGGGCACCGCGCAGCAGGACAAGGGCAGTCGCGAGCCCGCGCACGGAGGCCGCGGCCACCACCATGCCGGCGACCCAGCGGCCGGCGATGAAGGCAGCGAAGGCGGCAGCGGTCGACGCAAGCCGACCGATGTTGTCGAAGAGCAGCTGGATGGCCCGGCCGAGCGGTCCGGTCCGGCGCGAGACCACGGCGAGCGCATCGGCGACGGCCTCCAGCGCCGGGGCGGCAGCCACGGCCAGCTGGTTCGAGAGACCTCGCCAGACGAGGCCCAGCCGGGAGATCGCATCGTTGGTGCGCTCGATCTGGTCGGCATCCTGCTCCGAGACCAACACACCGAAGTCGCGGACGTCCTGCGTCGCCCGCCGCAGCGTGGTGGTGTCGATCCGCGAGATGGCGATGCTGCCCTCCTCGCCGAACAGCTGGCCGGCGACGGCAGCGCGCTCGGCCGCGGGCACGAAGTCGAGGATCGCCCGGTTGATCCGTCCCACCCGCTCGTCCAGCGGCAGTTCGAGCAGCGCCGTGGCCGAGAGGCCGAGCCGCTCGAGGGCGGCCACGGCCGGCCCGGTCCCGGCAGCCGCCTGGCTGAGTCGGCGGGTGAGGTCTTTGGTCGCCTGCTCGATGCCCGACATCGACACACCGGCGAGATCACCCGCCCGCTCCAGCACCTGGACGCTCGCGACCGTGGTGCCCAGCGACTGGGCGAGCTTGGCCTGGGCATCGACCACCTGGAGGCCCGAGCGGACCATCGCCGCGGCCCCGGCGGCAAAGGCCGTGGCAGCAGCAGCGGCGGCGAGCTGCACCCGCCGATAGAAGGCTGCGACCCGGGTGTTGGCGGCCTCCATCTCGCGCGACAGGCGGCGCATGCCCTGCTCGCCGGCCTCGCCGATACCCTGCAGCTCAGCCCGCACCTCGCGGCCGCCGACGACCGCCAGGCGTACGGACACTCTTTTCTCAGCCATCGCGTTCGGCCCCGATCCGGGCGTTCAGCCCACGCACCATCATGGCCTCGATCTCCGGCAAGAGCTCGGCAGCGACGAGCGTGTCGACCCCCAGGGCCTGGGCCATGGCAAGCGCAGCGGTCATGTCGAGCCCCAGCACCGCACCCGGGACGACCCGCAGCTGCCCCGTGAGCCGCTGCGCCAGGTCCCACACCTGCCAGCCCTCGACGGTCAGCGGCCGGTTCAGGAGGGCGGGGCACTCGGCGCAGACGCCGGGGCAGGATCGGCAGTACTGCTCGCCGCCGCTGAAGTGCCAGTCGGCGAGAGAGCGGAGGCGTTTTTTTCCTCTTCCAGCAGCAGACCCTTGGAGACGTAGCGCAGCTGGAAGGCCTCGAAGAGCGGCAGGATGTCGAGGAGGGCCTCGATCCCATCCGGCGTGACCGGCACCGGGTTGCCGTCGGCGTCGCCGACGCCCTCCCAGTCCAGCACCACGAGCCGGGCCAGCGCCTTGGCCATGGCGACGGCGATGGTCTCGTTCGAGGCGCCGTCGGGCAGAGCGGTGACGGCGGGATCGCTGCGCGCCGCCGCCATGAGCGATGTCGTCAGCGGCCCGACGCGCAGGCGCACGCCGTGGCCGAGGTCGAGCCAGCGCGGCTCGCGGGAGAGGTCGAGACGAATCATGGTTGGCCTCAGGCGTAGGAGGGAACGTCGTTCAGGAGGTGGACGCGGAGCATGGTGCCCTCGGCGTCGTCGAAGGCGGCACGCCAGTCGAAGCTGGCCTCGACCCCGCCGGGGCCGGTCACCGAGTACTTGGGCTTGGGCAGGAAGACGCGGGGCAGCTCGAAGCGCAGGCTGTAGCCGTCCACGAAGCTGAAGCCGTATTCCAGGCTGACCGGATCACCGTTGGCGGCTTCGGCCACCAAGGTCGCCCCATCGAAGCGCACGGACATCGAGCCCTCGGCCGAGGCGAAGGTGGGATCGGCCGCCTCGATCCGGCCGTCCTCGCGGATGACCCGGACCCGCTCCAGGTTGTTCGAGAAGGTCAGGCTGCCGCCGGTGACGCCGGCAAGCGCAGAGCCGCCGCGACGGATGAAGCCGCGCCCCTGGCTGAAGCGACGCAGCGAGAAGGCATCGGGGCTCGCGTCGACCGTGGCGGCGAACCGCTCCTCGCCCTGCGCCACCAGTTGCAGCCGGGCATTGGCCGGCCCCTCTTGGCCCATCTCGAAGGTCAGGCTCTCCATCACCGTGCCGAGATGGCGGAAGAACACCGGTGTGGTGAGCCTGGGATGGCCGATCTCGATGGTGTAGCTCGGGATGTCGTCGGCCCCGCTCTCCCAGACATGGGCATGGCCGCCGCCGGTCAACGTCGGGGCGGAGACGCTCGCCGCCGAGGCCGCGAGGGTGAAGCTATTGCCGGTCGGCCCCGCCGTGTCGAAGGTGATCGCCAGGGTCTCGGTGCCTGTCGGCCGCGCGTACGTGCACTTGGCGATCTCGACATCGGCCGAGCCGTTGAGGTCGTCGACCAGCGCGTCGAGGGTCTGGATCAGCGTACCCTGGATCTCGGTCTCGTTGCCGGAGGCCGTGCCCGCGACGAAGGTCCACGCCGTGCCGCCCAGCGTGATCGCGTCACCGGGCGACGGGTTCACGGCGAAGGCGATCGAGCCCGTGGCCGCGACGGCCGTGGTCACCGGATCGCCGAACAGGCCGGTGAGCCAGAACCCGGTCCCGCGCAGGTCGAGCGGGATCTCGAGCTGGCCCTCGTCGGTGACGAGGCCGCGATAGGGATCCTGGGCGTTGCGGCCACGGCCGAGAAGCGGGTCGTCGCCCAGCGGCTGGGCCGAGGACAGGTCCGTCGACTTGAAGTCGAGGCTCCGGTAGCCGGTAAGCGGCGGCACGCCATAGCTCGCCTCGCGGCAAGCCTTCAGCGTGGCGTCGGCGCCGTAGGCGCGCACCTTGGGCATGAGATACTCCTTGTGGGAAGCGTCAGGCGGTGAGCGGGTCGCTCACCAGGTATTCGACCGTGACGACGAGCCGGGCCGTGAGGATCGGCGCTGCACCCTCGATGGCGAGGGCACCAATCTCGGGCGCCGACGGCGTCAGGTTCTCGGCGAGGCCACCGAGCGAAGGGTCGATCCTGAGCGCCGTGCCGATGCCCCCGAGCAGCGCATCGAGCGCCGCCTCGCCGCTGCCGTCCGCATCCCGCGCCATGTAAGCCTCAATCTCGACCCGGTGGCTGTAGAACTCGGTGCGCGGGTTGAGCGTCACGTCCGGCTCGCCGGGGTCACCGTCGCGGAGGATCACGAGGCCGAGTGCGGGGACTTTCTCGGGCAGCACCTCGTTGCGGCGAACCCTTGCCGTGAGAGCGATGTCGAGCATCGCAACGAGCGCCGCCAGAATGTCTTCACGCCGGGACATCAGCGGCTCCCCTCATTCAGGCACCGCGAAGGATGACCGCCAGGTGAACCCGCTCTCGGGCGGCGTTCCACAGGTCGTCTCGAACGCAAGCGCAGTCAGCGCCCGCGCCCCCTGGGCTCGTGCCATGGTGTTCTCATCGGGTTGTCGGGATCAGCCGAGCGGATCGGCCGTGGAATATTGCAGCACCACCGGGATCACGGCGGCCTTCAGGCTCGCAGCGTCCTCGACCGGCAGATCGACCGGCCGCGGCGCCTCTGCCTCGACCCAGTCGCAGAGCCCGCCAGGCGTGCGGTCGGCGGCAAGTGCCGCCCCGATGCTGGCGCAGAGCGTGTCGAAGGCGACGTCACGGGTCGCGCCCTGCACGACGACCTCGATCTCCGCGCGGTGCCGGTAGTGATAGCGTACGGGCGAGAGCGTGACCTCGGGCTTCCCGGGCTCGCCGTCACGCAGGATCAGCAGGCCCTCGGATGGGACACGCTCGGGCAGCACCTCGCCGCGCAGGGCGGTGGCGGGCAGCGCCGAGAGCCGCGCATGCAGCACGGTGAGGATGGTTTCGCGGGGTGTCATGGATCCGCCGAGTTGGAGATTGCGTCGAGCACCGGACAGTCCGGAACCTCGGCGCCCGAACACCTGGATGCGGTTGCAGCGAGGACGGCTTCGATGCGCCGAAGATCCGCGATCCTCGCGCGGACATCGGCGAGGTGACGCTTCGTCCGCTCCTTGACCTCGGCGCAGGTCGGTGCGGCGCCGTCTTCGAGCCCCATCAGCCCGCGGATGCCCTCCATCGAGAACCCGAGTTCGCGGGCGCGCAGGATGAAGCGCAGGCGCGTGGCGTGAGCGGCGGAATAGTTGCGGTAGCCTGCGCTCGTCCGGGGCGGGTCGGGCAGAAGGCCGGTCTTCTCGTAATAGCGGATCGTCTCGATGTTGCAGCCGGTCGCCCGGGCCAGATCTCCCCGCGTGAAGCCGCTCTCGCGGTCGTGATCTGACATGCGATCCTTCCTGTTGAGCCTGTAGTTGCTACAGACCCTACACCCACTGTCACCCATAGACGAGAGGTGCGCGACATGGCGCTGACAGGCGACGGAACGGACAGCGAGGGCGCGGATCACCCGGCCCGAAAGGGTTGGGTGGCGGCGGGCGGGGTGCTGGGTGCCATTCTTGCCTCAGCCTGCTGCGTGGGGCCGCTGGTTCTGCTGACCCTCGGCATCTCCGGCGCTTGGATCGGCAATCTGACGGCGCTGGAGCCTTACAAGCCAATCTTCGCCGTGATCGCGCTTGGCTTCATCGGTTCCGGATTTCGGCAGGTGTATTTCCGCAAGGCGGTAGTCTGCGAGCCCGGTTCCTACTGCGCAAGGCCAGCATCGGCGCGCATCACCAAGACCGCGCTCTGGGCCTCCCTCGTCCTCGTTGTCGCAGCACTCACCATCGACTGGTGGGCCCCGTTTCTCTACTGACCCCGAAAGGATATCCCCATGAAGAAGATCCTTGCACTTGCCCTGTTCGGCCTGACAGCCGTCGCCCCGATGACCGCCAGTCCTGCCGTCGCGCAGTCCGTCGTCGCGGAGCAGACTGTCACCTTCGCGGTCGATAACATGACCTGCGCGCTATGCCCCGTGACGGTGAAGCGCGCGATGGAAGGCGTCGCGGGCGTCCGCGCCGTCGAGATCGACTTCGAGGCGCACACCGCCACGGTCGTCTTCGATACTGCCGCGACCAGCGCTGACGCCATCGCGACCGCGTCGGCCAATGCAGGCTACCCGGCGCGCGTCTCGGGCTGACGGTATGACCAAGCAGACCGACCGCAAGCTGATCGCGACAGGAATTGTCGGCACCGTCATCGCAGCGCTCTGCTGCTTCACGCCGGTGCTGGTAGTGCTTCTCGGCGCCGTGGGTCTGTCAGCTTGGCTTGGCTGGCTCGACTATGTGCTGCTGCCCGCGCTCGCCTTCTTCGCAGCACTCACCGTCTATGCCGTATGGCGGCGGCAGCGGCGGCTGAACATTCGAACGGATGGATGACCTTATGAAGGACGCTTGCTGCGCGCCCGGGAGTGACTTCGACCTTGCCGTGATCGGCGCCGGATCGGCCGGGTTCTCGGCCGCGATCACCGCCGCCGAAGGTGGCAAGCGCGTCGCGCTCATCGGCCATGGCACCATCGGCGGCACCTGCGTGAACGTGGGCTGCGTGCCCTCCAAGACGATGATCCGCGCCGCCGAGGCAGTGCACGGCGCGCGGGCGGCATCCCGGTTTCCGGGCCTCAACGGCGAGGCGCAGGTCGCAGACTGGGCGGCGTTGGTCGCGGCCAAGGACGATCTCGTCTCGACGCTCAGACAAAAGAAATATGCCGATCTGCTGCCGGGCTACGAGGGCGTGAGTTATATCGACGAGGGTTCCGCGCGGCTCGTCCGCGGCGGTGTCGAGATCGGCGGGCGCAAGATCACGGCTCCCAAGGTGATCGTCGCCACCGGCGGGCGCCCCGCCGTTCCCGATATCCCCGGCATCCCGGACGTCCCGACGCTCGACAGCACATCGCTTCTGGAGCTGGACCAGTTGCCCGAGAGCCTGATCTTCCTCGGCGGCGGCTACATCGGCGTTGAGTTGGCGCAGATGATGGCGCGGATGGGCACCCGCGTCACCATCGTGTGCCGTTCGCGCCTTTTGCCGCGTACCGAACCGGAGGTGTCCGCCGCGCTCACCAAGGTCTTGCGCGCGGAGGGTGTCACGGTTCTCGATGGCGTGATTTACGATGGCGCGCGGCGCGACGGAGACCATGCCGTCCTTGCCGTGACGGTGGGCGGCACCGCGCGCGATCTGACGGCTGACCACCTCGTCCTGACCACGGGACGCGCGTCCAATACCGAGGGGCTGGGCCTGGCCGATATCGGCGTCGAGACTGATGCGCGCGGCGCGATCCGCGTCGGCGACGACATGCAGACCACGAAGCCCGGCATCTTTGCGGCGGGCGACGTGACCGACCGCGACCAGTTCGTCTACATGGCCGCCTACGGCGCCAAGCTCGCGGCACGCAATGCAGTGCTGGGCGGGGCCGAACGCTACGCCAACGGCGCGATGCCGTGGGTGGTCTTCACCGATCCGCAGGTCGCCGGTGTCGGCCTGGCCGAGGCGCAAGCGCGGGCGGCGGGTCATGATGTCAAGATCAGCGTGCTGACCCTCGACAACGTGCCCCGCGCGCTGGCCGCCCGCGACACGCGCGGGCTGATCAAGCTGGTGGCCGATGCGCAAACCGACCGCTTGCTGGGCGGGGTGATCATGGCGCCGGAGGGGGCCGATAGTGTCCAGACGCTCGTCATCGCGCTGAAAGCCGGCATGACCACCAAGGCGCTCGGCGAGACTATCTTCCCCTATCTCACCACCGCTGAGGGCCTGAAACTCGCCGCGCAGACCTTCGACAAGGATGTCGCGAAGCTGTCCTGCTGTGCCGGTTGAGCCGATACGGCGGTCTCGGACCGCCTGCGGCGTTTGGCGAACCGACAGATCAAATCCGCCCCTCCGCCCAGTTAGCTACGACCAACCCCGGCACCGCCTCATGCGCCCGCATCGCATCCCGTGCCAGATCCAGCCGCTTGGGCAGCTTGACCTGCGGCACGAGCAGGAAGATCGGCACGGTGGCGACCCCACGCCCGGTCTTCGAGCGCGAGCGAACGGCTCGGTCCCTGGTGTTCAGCCGCCCCTCGGCGACGAGCAGACTGGGCCCCGAGCGGCGGTAGACGAAGCGCAGGCGCAGACCGTTGCGGCGCTCCCATTCGCCAGGGGTGATGCGGCCGCCACGCAGCGACTTGCCGGCAGCTGGTGTCGGGATTGCCAGCCAGAAGCCGTCCCTCGCGCGGATCAGCGGGCCAGTGTCGTGGGCACCGACGATCACCGGCGCCTTCGACCAGACGACGACCGCGGCATTGAGGCTCTGGCCGGACTTCGGATAGGTCTGACTCTGGATCGTCTTGGCCAGCCGCGCCCCGAGCCCGGCACCGACGATCTGCGCCCGCCAGTCGCCCTTGAGCCGGTCGCCGGCCTGACGCACGGCGGCGGTCGCTGCCTTTTCGCCGGCCTTCACCTCCTCGGCCATGAGCTGCCCGAGGCTGCCGACGATGCTGGCGGTGAGCCTCATGCCGGCCGCAGCTCCGCCGTCCAGACCAGCCGCTCACTGTCGCGCACGGGCTCGCCTTGGACCTGGTAGAGGTCGCCATCGACCTCGACAGTGTCCCCGGCGGCGAGGACCGGCACCTCGACCGTGCGGACCTCGACCACGGTGGTGTCGGCGAGCAGCCGCGTCTCGCCGAAACCGCCGATGCGGTCGGGCTGGCGCAGGACGATCCGGACGGTCACAGGCTCGCCCGTGCCGCCTGCCCGCCAGGCGGCATCGCGCGCCAAATGCGGGTCGGCGAAGAGTTCGTCGAGTGCCTCGGCGAAGATGCTCATCCTCAGTTGCTCGAGTAGATGCGGACCGCGAGCCGCGGCCGCTTGTTGACCGGCAGGATCGAGGCCTCGGTCTTGACCTCGATGGCGCTGCCGTCGGGGCGAGCGATCTGCCGGGCATAGGTCGGCAGGCCCATGGTGTTGACCGTCTCGATCAGGTTCGCCGGAGCACCGTAGGTGACGAAGGTGTCGAGCGTGCCGAGCGGGAAGGCGATGCCCTCGCCGGCCGGGATCAGCGTCTCGGTGCCACCGGTCGAGAGGGTGACGGTGGCGTTGTACTCCTCGAAGACGATGCCGCCGAAGGGGAAGCGCCGGCGGGTGTCCTCGCGCAGCGGCTGGGCACCGGTCGAGGTATAATACTTGTAGGCCTCCTCGACCTTGGCGTGAGCGATCAGCTTGTCGAAGAACCCGGGCGAGACGAGGGCCAGCAAGCCCGTCATGGCCTCGCCCTTGAGCTCGGTCTCGACCTTCCTGAGCACGTCGCGGATCTTGGCCTGGACCTGGGTCCCGGCGGTGCCGAGCACGAAGTCGGTATCGAGCTGGGCGAGCCCGAACTCGGCGAAGTAGTTGTAGAGCGTGCTGCCGGCGCCGTCCTTGACGATACCCCTGAGCGCGTTGACCTCCATGTACTCGCGGGTCTGGGCGTGCTTGACCCGCATCCGGGTGAGCTTGCGCTCCATCACGGTGGCCAGCGGGTCGGCCGCGTCGGCGACAGCGAAGCCGCGCACGCCCTGGATGTCCTGCGGCGTGATGACGTCGTCGTGCGGGATCCACGGCACGGTGAAGGAGCGCATCGAGCGCGTGTCGCGGTTGGCGACGGTGGCGGGACCGCCGAGCGGCACCGTCGGCAGGAGGTTCAGCACGCCCTCCGCCTGCTCGATGATGACGGAGCGCTGGGTGACGCCCTCGAAGCGGAACAGGCCCATCTGCCCGAGCCGGGTGTAGACGTTGGGCAGGATGTTGATGGCCTGGGTCATCTCGGCGAGCGCGTAGCCGCCCACGTCGAAGGGATTGATCATGGCGACCATGGGATGGAGTCTCCTGGGGGTGAGATGTGGGGCCGGGGATCAGGCGGTGTCGCGGGGGACGATGCCGGCGGCAGCCAGCTCGGCGTGCTTGGCGGCGATCTCGGCCGGCTGGTCGACCGAGGCGTCGAGGACGAGCGCCGCCTTGGAGACGATCACCGGCCCGCGGGCGACCACGAGACCGGTCCTATCGCCGGCGGTGGCATCGACCGCCTCGATCAGCACGGCGACGGCGAGCTCGGCCCCCTCGTCACCAGTGACCTCGGCGGCCGGCGAGAGGCGGTGCTTGCCCGAGGCAGTGATCCGGCCGAGCACGGCGCCGAGGGCGTAGCTCGTGCCGGCCTCGAGCGTCACGACCTCGCGGCAGTAGCTGCTGTTGAGCTCATACTTGAGAAGATCGCCCAGGGTGGGCGACTTGGTCAGAACAGGCATCGATCAGCTCCTCATGCCTTGGCGTTGGTGGTGGCCGCACGCTCGCGCGCACGGCGGACGATCGGGCTATCGCCGGCGGTGGGGGCCGGCGGTGCCGCCGCGACCACGGCACTGGCCTCGGCCCGCTGGCTGAGCGCGTCGAGCACCGAGCGGCGCAGCGCCTCGGGCTTCAGGCCCCTGGCCATGGCGTCCGCCGCATCGATGGCGATGCCGAGCCGGCCCGCCTGAGCGGCGACGGCGGCGATCTCGGCGTACTCGGCGCGCAGCCGCTCGGCGGTGTCGCCGGGCGACGGCTCGGGTGCCGCCGGCTGGACGGGTGCCACTGGCGGCGCGGTGCTTGCCGGCTTCCCTCCCGCGGTGTCGCTGGGCTCCGTGGCGGGTGCTTTCGGCTCGGTGGGGACGATGTCCTCGACGAAGGTATCGGTGTCGCTGGTCATGGAGGGGGTTCTCCTCGATGGCTGAAGGACAAGGGTGCGTGAAGCGGTAGTGACGGTAGCCGGCCTCGGGTTCGGCCGCGGCGACGCCGCCGGTCGGTCGAGCATGGCGGTGAGATCGACGAGCGCCTGGTCCAGGCTGCCGAGCTGGTCGGCGAAGCCGGCATCGATGCCGCGCCGGCCGCGATAGACGGCGGCCTCCGTCGCCCGGACGGCGTCCGGGCTCAGGCCGCGGTTGCGGGCGACGAGCGCCACGAGCTCGTCGTGAAGGGCGTCCACATCGGCCTGGATGTCGGCGACGGCTTCGGTCGAGAGGGGGCTGTGCGGATTGCCCTCGACCTTCTTCCGCCCGGCATGGATCAGCGTCCAGGCATGACCGGCCATGGCATCGGCGCCGCTCTCGTCGACATGGACGGCGACGATGCCGACCGAGCCCACCTCGGCGGTGCGGCTCAGGTAGAGCCGGTCGGCGGCGCTGGCGATGGCGAAGCCGGCCGAGAGGGCAGACTCGCTCGCCACCGCCCAGAGCGGCTTGCCGCTCTCAGCCCGCAAGGCCGTGAGGCGCTCGACCAGATCGAGCAGGCCGCCGACCTCGCCGCCGGGCGAGTCGAG